GATCGTCGCGCCGCTGTCGATCCTCGGCGTGTGGCAGGAGGAGTTTCGCAAATTCGCGGATTTTTTGTACTCGCTCACGGTTTTCAACGGAGCAGGATCGAGAAAAATCGAGAATTTGCGACAGATTCCGACAAATGGCTTGCAGGTTGCGGTGATCAACTACGAATCCGCATGGCGGCTAGAAGGAGAGCTCTCCGCGTGGGACGCTGACCTTATCGTCTGCGACGAAGGGCACAAGATCAAAACGCACAATATCGCTGCGAGTAAATGCATGCACCGGCTTGGCGCAAAAGCACGGTACCGAATGCTGCTGACGGGAACAATTATAACCAACAAAGCCATCGACGTTTTCAGCCCGTACAAATTCCTGAACCCGGCGATCTTCGGCAACAGCTTCTATGCGTTCCGAAACCGCTACTTCGACATGACCGGGTACGGCAATCATGTTCCAGTACTGAAAGAAAGCAGGGCGGATGAACTCTCCCGGCGCATCCACAGCATCGCGTTCCGGGCGACGAAGGCCGAGTGCCTCGATCTGCCGGAAACGACGGACGTCATCCGGATAGTGGAACTGGAGCCGAAAACCCAGCGGCTCTATCGCGATATGGTACACGACAGCTTTATTGCAATCAACGGCAGCGAAGTGACCGCCGCGAACGTGTTGACCCGCCTGCTGCGGCTTTCGCAGCTGACCGGCGGATTTCTGCGCAGCGACGATTCGGATCGCTCCGTTCCGGTGAGCAGCGCGAAGCTGTCGGCGCTATCGGATATCGTGGACGGCATGGCAGAGGAAGGCAAGAAGCTTGTGATCATCGCCCGATTCCTGCCGGAGATCGACGCGATTCGAAAGATGCTCGAACAAAAGGCGATCCGCTATTCCGTCGTTTCAGGCGAAGTAAAGGATCGGGACGAGGAGGTACGGAGGTTCCAGACGGATCCGGATACGACGGTATTTATTGGCCAGATCGCAACAGCCGGACTGGGCATTACGCTCACCGCCGCCGACACGATGGTTTTCTACTCGCTGGATTACAGTATGTCGAACTTCGAGCAGACAAAAGCGCGGATCCACCGCGTCGGGCAACGGAACCCTTGCACCTATATCTACCTTGTCGCCGCCGGCACCGTGGATGAAAAAGTGCTCAAAGCGCTGCGAGACAAAGCCGATCTGGCCAGAGCCCTGATCGACGACTACCGGGCGGGTAAGAACCCGTTCCAAAACAACTGAATCGGAGGAAAAGCAATATGCAATCGGATGAACTGTTCGCGCTGGCGGACCAACTGCGCGAATTGAAGGAAACAAAGAAATACGCCGAGCAGGAACTCAAGGAAATCACGGCGGAGATAGAGCGTGTCGACGACGCGTTGGCCGAGCTTATGGTTACGAGCGAAACACAGAATTTTACCCGCAACGGTACGATGTTCTGCCTGACAAACACGACGCGCGCGTCGGCGGCAGCCGGACGGAAGGAAGAACTGTTTACGGCGCTGCGAAGCGCAGGGTTCGGGGATTTGGTATACGAGACCGTCAACGCCAACTCGCTCTCGGCGTTCGTAAAGGAACAGACCGCGGAGAACGAGGACGTCCTGCCATCCTGGCTGGACGGGCTTGTGAACGTATTCGAAAAAACAACGGTTGGCGTGCGCAAAGCCGCCAGATGAAAGGAGATTCCACATGAATAACACAGAACTGACCACCAGCACCAACGCTTTTTCTCAACTCGCTGATTTTAACCTCGACGAGACCATGACCGAGGAACTCGACGGGCTGTCGCTTGCGTTCGATCGGATCCGGATTCCGTCGGGCGGCAGTACGGTGTTCGAGATGCCCGGCGAGGATGCGGACGAGCCGGAGACGATCAAGGAATTCACCGGCGTCATCCTCTATCACCATCCTGTGTTTGCGTACTACAAGGAGAAATACACCGGTGGAAACACGCCGCCCGACTGCGGCAGCTTCGACGGTGTGACCGGCGAAGGCGATCCCGGCGGGCTGTGCTCCAAGTGCCGTCTGAACCAGTTTGGCACCGGGGAGAACGGATCGAAGGCATGCCAGAATCGCAGGCGGCTATACATCCTGCGCGAGGGCGAAGTCTTCCCGCTTGTACTGTCGCTGCCGACCGGGTCGCTCAAGGAGTTCACCCGCTATATCCAGCGGCTTTTGGGTAAGGGGCAACGCTCCGCGGGCGTGGCAACAAAATTCTCGCTGAAGAAAGCGGTCAATGCCGGAGGGCTCGCCTATTCGCAGGCGCAGTTCTCGCTTGCGCGGAAACTGACGGCCGAGGAATTGCCGATCGTCGCCGGAATGGCCGAGCAGATCAAGGCGTACGACAAGAAGCTGGGCTTCACCGTGGATCAGGACGGCTTCGTCGATATCCCGGCGGAGATCGACCCGGAGACCGGCGAGATCATAGACCCCATGCAATAAGGACAATATGCAGGGGAGCGGGTGACCGCTCCCCGTGCTCACGAAAGGAAAAAGCATGAAATATATGCAAAGCATTGAACGGGTACCGCTCAACGAAATCAGCATCGAAACATATCAGCGTGTACTGAACAACGCGCGTGTCAAACGGATCGCCGATAACTTCGATCCGGCACGCGTCGGGGTACTGCTGCTTTCCAAGCGCGGCCCGCATATCTACGCGATCGTGGACGGACAGCACCGGCTCTGCGCCATGCGCCAAATAGGCGTTCAGGACGCCGTATGCATCGTGGTGGTCGGCATGACCTACGAGGACGAAGCAAACTACTTCCGCATCCAGAGCCGGGACTCCAACCCACTCAATGCCTATTCGCTGTATAAGGCCGGAGTGGAAGCAAAGGATGAACATTTTCTGCGAATTGAAGCGATCCTCGAAAAGAACCAATACACGGTCGGCTTGAAAGCGGAACCCATGGTGATTACGGCGGTGAACACGCTCTCACGGGTCATGACCGTGCAGGGCGAACGCGCGTTGGACCTTGCGCTGCAGTGCATTCGGCTTGCCTGGCATGGGGATTCCACAGCACTGCGCAGGGAGATGTTGGCGGGTATATCGGAGTTTGCGCGGCGGTATGAATCGAAGCTGACAGCTGCGTTGTTCAATAAGCGATTTGGCACTCTGCTGCCGGCGGACTTGTTCTTTGAATACCGTGCGCGGAGCGAAGGGCGCGTCAATGCGCATAATGCCTTCAAGCCGATCTACCTGCAGATCTTCTGCGGTATGCTCCGCGATTATTACAACAAGGGCCTTGGAAGCACGTCAAAGCTGCGGCTTAAAACAGAGGACGAACAATATGGCGTGTAAAACACAGACGATCCCAATGTCGTCCATTCTGGTATCCGCCCGTATTCGAAAGGATACGGGCGATCTGACCGAGCTGGCGAACGACCTGCAAAAGCATGGCCTGATCAATCCGATTACGGTCATGGACTGCCAGAACGGGCAATACCAGCTAATCGCGGGTCTGCGTCGGATGGAAGCGGCAAAGCAGATTCAGATGCCGGAGTTACGCGCGACGGTGCTCTCGCCCATGCAGGCAGAAGAAATGCTCGCAATCGAGATCGCGGAAAACGAGCAGCGTCTCAACTTCACAACCGCCGAACGGTTGGAATATGCCGAGAAAATTAAGGCAGTCGAGCAGGCAAAAGCGCGGGAACGGATGTCGTTGCATGCCCGTGACGGGTATGAAACGAATCAGGTTAGGGACGAACGACCCTACCCTGAAAAAGGTAGAGCTAGAGATGCAATCGCTTCAAGTGTTGGGTTTTCGAGTGGACGTCAATATGAGCGTGCGGTTGCCGTTGCAAAAAAGCGACCAGACCTTTTATCGAAGATTGATTCCGGTGAAAAGAGTATCTTTGGTGCATATCAAGAAGCGAGGGGTGCAGATGTTAAAAAACAAGCAGATCATTTGGAAGAAACGGAATCACCCCAAAAGTCGCCCATATCGACCGATCAGATCGCCCGCGCCGGCGTGATCCGGCTCATGAAGAACCCGCATTTTCGTGATTTGCAGGACGAGCTGCAAAATACCCAGGCAGAAGCAACCGCCGCGAAGACGAAGCTGAAGCGCGCTACGGAGGCATATGACAACAAAGTAAAGCATTTTGAAAACAACATATCGTTCCTGTCTCGTCTGGTGAAGGAACTGAAAGAAGAAAACGCAGCGCTCCGTGAGCGGCTGGGAATGGAGGCAAGGCATGTCAAACGCGTCGAATTTGGCAACCCCGACGGGATCATTGGGATTCCCGAGGATACTGTATCTTGAACGAACGGATCGACCTATGGTGTTTATCTGCTCGCCATATGCCGGGTGTATTCAGCAGAATGTTCAGAGTGCGCGCCAGTATTCCCGGTTTGCATATATCAGCGGGTACATGCCGATTACACCGCACCTGATGTACCCGCTGTTCCTGGACGACGGGCGTGTAAAAGAGCGGCAGGACGGCTTGGACATGGGACTACGGCTTCTGGATCTGTGTGAAGAGATCTGGGTTTTCGGCGAGCACTACAGCCGAGGTATGCAGCGAGAGATCGCGCATGCCACCGCACGACTCATGAAGATCCGCTGTTTCAACGACGAGTGTAATGAGGTGAGACAATATGACATTTCCGCAGGAACTCGCTGAACGCCGGCAGTGGATCTGCTGGCGGCTCGAACCGAGCATGAAGGGCGACCGACCGAACAAAACGCCGTACTCCCCGCACTCGAGCCGCCGTGCGTCGTCCATCGACCCGACGACTTGGGGTACGTTGGAGGATGCGCGGAGGGCTTGCGAAAAATACAATTACACCGGCCTTGGGTTCGTGTTCACGAACGACGACGATTTCGTCGGCGTGGACATTGACCACTGCCGTAACAAAGACACCGGCGTGTTGAACGAAACGGCCGCGGCGATCATCTCGAAGGCAGCGACGTACACGGAGATCAGCCCGTCGGGCGAGGGCTTACACCTGTTCTTTCATGGAACAATCCCGCCCGGCGGAAATAAAAACAGCAAAACCGGCGTTGAGATGTATGCTTTCGGCCGTTATTTCACCATGACCGGCAACCGGTTGGGCAACGCGTCATTGTCGGTACAGAAAGACTCCGGCGCATTGGCTTGGATTCATGCGACGTATATCAAACCGCCGAAACCGGAGAAAGCGGCGAAACCGAAAAAAGAAAAGCAGAGTCCGCGCTCCCGGAAATCGAAGACCGCGCCGCTTACCGACGAGGCCGTGCTCGAGCGCGCGCTTGCCGCGGATAAGGACGAGCTGTTCTCCAAGCTCTGGTCTGGCAGATGGGAGGAACAGTACGACTCCCAGTCCGAAGCGGATATGGCGTTATGCTGCAAGCTGGCGTTCTGGACAGGGAAAAACCGCGAACAGATGGACCGGTTGTTCCGGCAGAGCAAGCTGTATCGGGATAAATGGGACGAACGACACCATGCCAGCGGCGCGACGTACGGAGAGGAAACGATCGCAAAAGCGTTCGATCTAGTCGCGGAATCCTTTAGTCCGGCGTCGAACACACCGGTGTTCGAATTCGAGGGTCGGTACTATCGCGCCAAGGGCGACACGGTAACGCCGCTGACGAATTTCATCGTAAAGCCGCTGGAGATGATCGAATCCGAGGACGAGACGCAGCTCACGGCCGATCTGGTCACCGTGCGTGGCGAAACATTCCGGCACTCGTTTCTGACGACCGATTTTGCGAATCTGCAGCGGTTCAAGAACACGCTGAACAAGCGAACGATTGCGTTGAGCTATACCGGTTCGGAAGGCGATTTGGAGCTGTTGAAAGCGTTTCTATCCGAGCTGGACTGGGTGCGAAAGAAAGGCGTCCGTGCATCCGGCACGTATTTCCATGGCGGACGATGGGTCTTCGTCGGCGGAGACCGCGCCGCCGATGGCGATGGAAACGATGTTTCCGATATCCAGCAGTTCGAGCAGTACCGCGCGTCCAGTCCAGACATTTTGGATGCGAAGCCGCTGGCTGCGGAGCAGCTTCCGGCGCTTGGAAAGTTGCTGCTTGGATACAACGAGCCGGCGAAATCGGTCGCCGTGCTGGCATGGTGCGCAGGATGCTTTGTCAAAGAGCACCTGAAGGGCTTGAAGATCAAGTACCCGCACCTGTTTCTGATCGGCGAAGCCGGCAGCGGCAAGAGCAACACGCTCGAACGCGTGATCCTGCCGATCTTTTCAAAGACGCGCATTGCCGCGGCGTCGCAGGTAACGCGGTTCACGATCATCAAGGAATCGACGTCATCGAACCTGCTGCCGCAGCCGTTGGACGAGTTCAAACCGTCCAAGATCGACCGGCTGACGCTGAACGTATTGCTCAACCATATGCGCAACGCATATGACGGTACGGACGGCGAACGCGGTCGCGCGGACCAAACGTCGGTGAAATATCCGCTGACGTCGCCGCTCGTGGTGGCCGGCGAAGAGTCGCCCGCCGAGGCGTCGATCCGGGAGCGCAGCATTGAGCTGCTGTTTTCGAAAAAGGACCTGAAACCGGAAGCGCATCGAGTGGCGTTTGCAAAACTATCCGCCGTACCGGATACGCTGGCGTCGTTCGGCCGTTCGCTGCTCGACGCGGCGCTGAACACAGCGGCGGCGGACGTGGAGTCGTGGTACAAAGCGGGGATCGCGCAGTTCGAGCCGGAGCTACCTTCGCGGATCCGGAACAACCTTGCCTGCTGCGTCGCCGGACTGCGGCTGGTGGAATGCGTATGCCAACGAAACAAATGGGGCTGGGCGGACGTCTTTACTATTTCATTCGATAACTGCGTTCGGTATCTGACGTTCGGTGCAAAAGAATTCCTCCTGGACGGCGGAGACGCGAACAAGGGAATTATTGAACAGACGCTTGAAATCATGGCGCGCATGGGGCTCTACCAAAACGAATGGACGATCATGGAGAACCTCGATCACGTGGCCATCTGTTTCAGGCGCTGCTACGATCGCTACACGCAGTACCGGCGCGAGCATGCGATCGGCGGAGAATTTCTGGAATACGCACAGTTCCTAAAGCAGCTTCGTCAATCGGATCTGTTTATCGCGTATAAGCCGGTGCGAATCAACGGAGAACTGCGGCGAGCGTATGTACTGGACTATGACGAGATCAAAAAACGCTGTGATGTAACGAGTTTTGACAGCACGGCTCCGGAGCCGATCTCCCCTTGGGAATAAGAATCACCTGTTACTTGTTACTAATGTAACCTTCATTTTTAGAGCTACGCGGAAAAGTTGAACCTCTCACGCGTGCGCGCGCGTACGCGCGTGCGTGTGTATATAGCCGCAACTCTAGTTTCAGGGAGTAACACGTAACAGGTAACGGAAAGGAATCAGATGTTGGAGAAAGATATCGTCGCCGCGATCATGCGGTGGCTGAAGACGGTTCCACGCTGCTTTGCGTGGAAGGAGCATATCGGTATGTACGGCACGGCCGGCGTGCCGGATGTGATCTGCTGCCTGGACGGCCGGTTCTTTGCTTTCGAGGTCAAAACCCCGGAAGGCAGGCTGACCAAACTGCAGGAACATACAATCCAAGGAATCAAAGACGCCGGCGGCCATGCGTTTGTGGTTCGATCGGTCGATGACGTAAAAGCCGTCCTGTGGGCTTACGCAGGAATTGAAATCTAACCAAAGGAGGATGACCCATGAATGCCAAAGAATATTTATCGCAGGCATATCGCATTGACCAGCGGATCAACAGTAAGCTGGAACAGGTGATGTCCCTGCGTGATTTGCTGGGGAAAGCGAACGTGACGTTGACGGGCATGCCCAAGACCCCGACGCCGAACCCGCACTCCATGGAGGACATCATTGTGAAGATGGTCGATCTGGAGAGCGAGATCAACGACGACATTGACACGCTTGTTGATCTCAAAGCGGAGATCATGCGCTGTATCAAACGTGTGGACAACCCGGAGTATCAGACGCTGCTGGAGATGCGGTATCTGTGTTTCAAGCGCTGGGAGGAGATTGCTATCGAACTAAGCTACAGCATGCAATACGCTTTTCGCATGCATGAGCGTGCGCTGGCGGAGACGGAAGTTTTTCTGAAAAAGGAGAGTAAAGTTGATTGAAAGAGAGTTTACCCCTTTGATATTCTTATGATGTCAAAAAAGAAGAGAGCTTCCGTAAACAAAAAGCGGAGGCTCTTTTTTATGCCTGGGAGGAACAGCATGCCAAGGAAACCCAAGCGTCCGTGCTCCTATCCGGGCTGCGGCAGGCTGACTGACGGTCAATACTGCGAAGAGCACAAACGGATGGCGGAGCGGCAGTACAACCACTACGGTCGCGACCCCGAAACCAACAAACGCTACGGCCGCGCATGGAAGAAGATCCGCGCGCGGTTTCTTTCTAAGCACCCGCTGTGCGAACAGTGCAAGAAGGCAGGCAGGTTAACGCCTGCGGAGGAAGTGCATCACATCCTGCCGCTGGCAGACGGCGGAACGAACGACGAGAGCAATCTCATGGCGCTTTGTAAGAGCTGTCACTCAAAGATAACGGCAGCGAGCGGCAATGGCAAAGGATATTGAAAGATGTATTGGAATATCTTCGAAAAGCTACCCCGTGGGGTATGTAAATCGCTACAGGCTTGATTTTCGGACAACGCGGTCGGGTCGCGTGTAAACTTTCGCGATTTCAAGAGGGTGAATAGCCCTCTTATTATTTTGGGGAGGAAACGGATATGGCAAACGGTCATGGGGGTGCGCGGCCCGGTGCCGGCAAGAAGAAAAAACCGCTTGCGGATAAAGTGCTCGAGGGCAACCCCGGAAAGCGGCAACTACAGGTGATCGAATTCAAAACATCCGCGGACCTACAGGGCCAGCCCATGCCGCCGCCGCGTGAAATGTTATCGGCGGTGCAGAAGGATGGCAAGCCGCTCATTGCTTCGGAGATTTACGAACGGACATGGGCTTGGCTGAACGAGCGTAGCTGCGCCGCTCTGGTTTCACCGCAGGTGCTGGAGCGATACGCCATGAGCGCAGCGCGCTGGATCCAGTGCGAAACGGCGATTTCGGAGTACGGGTTCTTGGCAAGGCACCCGACGACGGGGAACGCGATCCAATCACCGTATGTGGCTATGAGCCAGACGTACATGAGCCAGACGAACCGCCTCTGGTATGAGATCTATCAGATCGTAAAGGAAAACTGCGCAACCGGATATACAGGAGAAACACCTCAGGACGATGTAATGGAGCGGTTGCTGACGGCGCGGAGAGGCGGATGAACCCATGGACGAAATACAGGAATTCATCCGTTCCCTCCGGTATTACCGTCTGACCAGCCAGCATCGAAAAACGCTGCGCGGACAGGCGCTGGCCGGGAATCTCCCGGCGGCAAAGGCGGGGCTGCACAGAATCGTGAAGAAAGGGCATCAGCATGGATATTCAAACACTGCCGGTGGCAAAACTCGCACCGGCGGAATATAACCCGCGTAAGGATTTAAAGTCCGGTGACCCGGAATATGAGAAACTGAAGCGCTCGATCACTGAGTTCGGATATGTGGAACCGGTCATTTGGAACAGGACCACCGGCCATGTTGTCGGCGGTCACCAGCGGCTGAAAGTGCTGATCGATACCGGCGTGACCGAGGTCGAGTGCGTGGTTGTGGATATGAGCGAGGAGAAAGAAAAAGCGCTCAACGTCGCGCTGAACAAGATCAGCGGCGACTGGGATAAGGAGAAGCTTTCGCTGCTCATCGCCGATCTGCAGTGCGCGGACTTTGACGTATCTCTGACAGGCTTCGATGCTCCTGAGCTGGATGCACTGTTCAAGGACGCGCAGCGCGATGGTGTTCATGACGATGATTTCGACGTCGACGCCGCGCTGAAAGAACCGGCGATGACGAAGCCGGGCGACCTGTGGCTGCTTGGAAAACATAAGCTTATCTGCGGCGACAGCACGAAGAAGGATGTATTCGACCTGCTCATGGACGGCCGCCAGGCAAACCTCGTGGTGACCGATCCCCCTTACAATGTGAACTACGAAGGCAGCGCCGGCAAGATCAAGAACGACAATATGACGGACTCCACGTTTTACGATTTCCTGCTGGCCTCGTTTCAGAACATGGAAGCCTCCATGGCTTCCGACGCGTCGATCTATGTGTTCCATGCGGACACCGAAGGTCTGAACTTCCGCAGGGCGTTCTCAGACGCAGGATTCTATCTGTCCGGTACATGTATCTGGAAGAAGCAGTCGTTGGTGCTTGGCCGAAGCCCGTATCAATGGCGGCATGAACCTATTCTTTTCGGTTGGAAGAAAAAGGGAAAGCACGAATGGTACGCCGACCGGAAGCAGACGACGATCTGGGAGTTCGACAAACCGAAGCAGAACGCCGACCACCCAACCATGAAGCCCGTGGAACTACTGGCGTACCCGATTCTGAATTCCAGCATGGCAAACTGCATTGTGCTGGACCCGTTCGGCGGAAGTGGCAGCACCCTGATCGCCTGCGAACAGACGGATCGGACCTGCTTCATGATCGAGCTGGACGAAAAGTTCTGTGACGTGATTGTTCGGAGGTACAAAGATCAAGTTGCGTGTGCTGACGACATCTACCTGATCCGAAACGGCGAGCGAATTTCTTACAAAGAAATCGCTGGCTTAGCCGAGAATTAACTTGCTATATACAGAATGTGGAGTGATATATGTACTACCGAAATTGAAGGAGGTAGACATAGGATGCAGATCAAGTACCATTTGGAAGGCAGCGAGCGGAAGGCGCTGCTGGCCGCCATGCGTGAAATCCTGCAGGACGCGCCCCGATATATGGGGCCGCCGAGCTTCGCGTTCACGGTCGGGCCGTACACCATCGACCGGCACGGGACGCTGAGCTGCCCGGAGAATGCGGATCCGACACAGATCGAAATGCTGATCCGCGAACTGGAGCACGACGGATTCATCGGCGAGCGTGTCGGCGAACCGGCGCAAACGCAGGAGCATACCACGGTTGAAGCGACGGTGGAACCGGATCGCCTGGCGATTGAGATGCCGAAGGACGGCATGACGCCGGCCGCGCTGGAGAACCTGCGGCGGCTGGTAGCAAGCAAAGCTACACTGCTGAAGAGAGCGCTCGGCACGGACAGCCTGCCGATTACGGAGCATGCGGATCGGATCGAGTTCGGATGGTTCCACCCGACCGACGAGCAGGCGGAGATCGGCGCTTATTACCAGCTGGTGCAAAAGTTCTGCGAGATGGCGAAAACGCAGAAGCGCGTAACTGCCACTGAGCAGCCGGCGGAGAATGAGAAGTATGCGTTCCGCTGCTTCCTCCTTCGGCTCGGATTCATTGGAGCGGAGTACAAGGAGTCGCGGAAGATTCTGCTGAAGAACCTTTCCGGCAATTCAGCGTTCAAAGACGCACGGGAAACGGAGGCGGACGCATGAACGGAATTCATCCCGACCTGCTAAAGCAGATGAAAGAGTATTATCGCCCGGGGACGCGCGTCATGCTGATCCGCATGCGCGATCCGTACACGAAACTCCGGCAGGGCGACCGCGGAACGGTGATCTGTGTCGACGATGTCGGCACCATACACGTTGCGTGGGATTGCGGCAGCTCGCTGGGTATAGCGTTTGGTGAGGACGAATGCCGCAAGATTGAGGAGGATGACCATGAGTAACCGCTTGCTGATCGCTTACGGCAGCAATCTGAACCGTAAACAGATGGCACATCGGTGTCCGACGGCAAAGCTGATTGGCGCGTCGACGCTGCGGAATCACAGGCTGCTGTTTCGGGGACCGCATGCCGCAGCGGTGGCGAACGTGGAAGCGCTGAAGGGCCGCAGCGTTCCGGTGCTGGTGTGGGAAATCACGCCGACCGATGAAGCGGCGCTCGACCGGTACGAGGGATTCCCGTACCTGTTCGAAAAACGGCAGTTCCGAATCCGGCTCGATGGCAAGCTCGTCAGCTGCATGGCGTATGTTATGATCGGCGATCATCCGCTCGGGAAACCGAGCGCTTTTTATTACAGCGAGATTCTGGAAGGATACAAAGACGCTGGGTTCGATGTGAACGTCCTGCGTACCGCGGTCAGCGAATCGGCAGCGGCTGCAGAGGATTAATTACCATTCGCATTGCCATGAAGGCTTCCGTTTTGGAGGCCTTTTTTCGTTGGGAGGGAGGCGGCGTCGATTCGAAAACTCAGGAAATACACGCCGACTCGCTTCATGTCGCGAAACTCGGTTTACGATAAAACGAAAGCGGACTTTGCAGTTGATTTCATTGAGTGCCTGTCTCATACCAAGGGAACATGGGCCGGGAAGCCATTTCTGCTGATTGATTGGCAGGAAAGGATTATTCGGGATCTTTTCGGAGTCGTCAAGCTAAATGGGTACCGCCAGTTCAATACGGCGTATATCGAGATTCCAAAGAAGAACGGTAAATCGGAGCTTGCGGCCGCGGTCGCGTTACTGCTGACTTGCGGGGATAACGAAGAGCGCGCCGAGGTATACGGCTGCGCCGCCGACCGGCAACAGGCGTCGATCGTATTCGAGGTGGCTAAGGACATGGTCACCATGTGCTCGGCGCTGTCGAAACGTGTGAAGATCCTAGCGTCGCAGAAGCGTCTCGTGTACTTGCCGACCGGAAGCTACTACCAGGTGCTCTCCGCCGACGTTGCGAACAAGCACGGTTTCAATACGCATGGCGTTATTTTCGATGAATTGCACACGCAGCCGAACCGGAAGCTATTTGACGTTATGACTAAGGGCAGCGGCGACGCGCGCATGCAGCCGTTGTATTTCTTGATTACGACGGCCGGCGACAATACCAATTCAATCTGCTGGGAAGTGCATTCGAAGGCAAAGGACATCCTTGACGGCAGGAAGACGGATGCGACGTTCTATCCGGTTATCTATGGAACGGAAGAGTATGATTCCTGGACCGATCCCAAGGTGTGGCGGAAGGCCAACCCGTCGCTCGGGATTACGATAGGGAAAGATAAAGTTCAGGCGGCGTGCGAAAGCGCGCAGCAGAATCCTGCCGAGGAGAACGCGTTTCGGCAATTGCGACTGAACCAGTGGGTGAAACAATCGATCCGTTGGATGCCGATGGACGTATGGGACAAATGTGCGTTTGCGGTTGACCCGGAGGAACTTGCCGGTCGTGTTTGCTACGGTGGTCTCGATCTTTCGTCCAGCACGGATATCACGGCGTTTGTGCTCGTATTCCCGCCGCTGGATGAAACGGACAAATACATGATCCTGCCATTTTTCTGGATTCCGGAGGAGAACATCGATCTGCGGGTCCGGCGTGATCATGTGAACTACGATCTTTGGCAGAAGCAGGGCTTCCTGCAAACGACCGAAGGCAACGTCGTACATTACGGGTTCATTGAGGCATTCATCGAGCAACTCGGCAAATTGTACAACATCCGCGAGATCGCGTTCGACCGCTGGGGCGCGGTGCAGATGGTGCAGAACCTTGAAGGCATGGGATTCACAGTCGTTCCATTCGGTCAGGGCTTTAAGGACATGTCTCCGCCGACGAAGGAACTCATGAAGTTGACGCTGGAACAAAGGATCGCGCACGGCGGTCAGCCGGTGTTGCGGTGGATGATGGACAACATTTATATTCGCACCGACCCGGCCGGAAACATCAAGCCGGACAAAGAAAAAAGCACCGAGAAAATCGACGGTGCCGTGGCGACGATTATGGCGCTGGACCGGGCGTTGCGGAATGGCGGTGGTGAGAATGAAAGCGTATACGATGGGCGGGGGCTGTTCATCCTCGACTAGTCGTTATGCTAGTTTCGAGCATGGAAATGAAACAAGGCAGTAAAAAACGCACCGCTACTTCAATTTATGGCTCCACCTGATCGTATTCTAACAAAGTTTGCCATTCCCGGCGCTTGTATAACACCCTGAGAACTTGCACGATATGATCGTCTTCGGTCGCTGAATAGAAAACGATGTAGTTGGCGACGAACATACGCCGCACACCGAGCGCGGCGTATGGTTCTTCCGGAAGCGGACGCTGCCGAAACGGAAGCTGTCGCAGCGAGTCGATGGCTTCGCGAAACGATACCAACAGTCGCGCAGCGGCTTCGGGTTCGTGTAGCGTATCGGCAATATAGCCGAAGATCTGGTTCAGATCCTGCTCAGCGGATTCTACGATCCGAATCTCATATGTTTCCAAGGCCGAACTTCCTTTCAATATCGGAAATAACGTCTTCGGCCTTGCGGCTCTTGCCGGCATCCGCATCGGCAAGCCCGGCGTCAAGCATGCGGTATAGCTCATGCTTACCGCTGAGCCGTTCGTATTCGGCGTTGGACATGACGACGAGATCGCCCGCACCGTTTTTTGTGATGAACACCGG